CTGATCTGTTAAAATCTTGACGTTACCTGTGCCTGAAGGATCAAGTGTAAGGTCCGCATTTGATGGTGATGCTATTGTCGAACCTGTTACGGATAGGTCACCTATGTCTCTGGCGTCCACGTATGCCTGTGTGGCGTAGTTGGAATCATTGGTCCATTGTGATATGTTTCCTGACTTGTTGGTGAATGTCAATGTGTCTGATGCTATATTGGCATCCTCTGCATCAACATAGGCCTTGATCGATTGTTGTGATGCGATCGCTGTGGCACTGTTTGATGCCATGTTATCCTCGTCAAGGAACACGCCCGAAGTGAAGTCCGCTATGTCGATGTTTGAAATGCTGTTGCCGGTACCGTTTGCGTCAAATGTCTTGTTGGTGAATGTTGTCGTAGAACTTGCTGTGACACCGCCTGCGGCCGCGGCCTCTAATCCTATGGTGCCTGTGCTGTGATCGTATGTGAACACGTAGTTGTCTTCGCTGGCACCAACTGTCTGATCCGCGTTGAATGTGAAGTTGCCAAGGACAACATTACCAGTTCCGTTTGGAGTGATTGTTATATCCGAATTTGTAGCGATGCTTGTGATTGTGCTGTTTTGCACCGACAATGTGTCGATTTCTATGGAACCTGTTCCGTTGGCCTGTAGTTTGAGATCACCGTTTGTGACGTCTGTGGCTATAAGTCCTGATGAACCATCTCTCACCAAAGAGTAGACTTCGGTGAAATTGGTGTTGATCTTGGTCATAGCGGTACGTAAAGTATCGCCTGTTGCCGGATTTCCCTCTGTTCCTGTGTCTATGTTTAATCTAGCCATATATTGATAATACATATTTATTAAATAAAATTGATGTTTGTCGAAACATTAAAGACTATGAGATTGTACGAACGCCAGTCAAAACTGGGCACATATCATACTTTCCATCGCAAAAATACAATATACGTTTTCAAGTGTGACTCGTGCGGATCTCAGTTTTTACGAGAACGTAGCAAAGTGGATCCTGCAAGGGCCACAAACGATTTCAAACACGTTTGTTCCTACTGTGATATCAAAAAATTTGCACAGGCACAAGGCGTCAAAATGCGTAAGGTGTACAAATTAGATTGTTCAAGCACTTACACTCTGTAAAAAGACATCCAAGATATTTGATCTCTGTCACCGTCTATCCAACGTTTTAGGTCTGCATATATGCCCACCTTGATATTCTTGGTATCAAAATAGTTTGGCAAAAGATGATTTTGGTCTATGTATTCCCTACGATTGATAAAGTAAAAATTGGTGTTGGGATATCGTCTAAAAGTCTGCCTCAAATGAAACAACCATTCGTATTTTAGATATGCCTTCATGCTCATCCTGTCCGGATAATTGTTGCTGTTTTTGTAGATGTTGTTTTGTTCTCTGCTCAATGTGCCGTCTAGGAATTCCCACTGTCTTGCACCCAGTATGTCAAACGCCATTATCACAACATTTTTTATGCCACTTTCTGCCGCCATCAGTACAGCACTGGTGCCTGAGCCACGTGATTGGGTGAAATCCAATGTCCTTATCTTGCCACCTTTTTTGATGTCGCCACCTCTCCAGATCCTGTAAAGTTTTAGACCTTTTGGTATGTCGTTCTCATTATCACCTTCAACGATGTAGTTCCATTCAGGTAGATCTGCCGGTCCGTGTATGGTTGGTGATTCTTTTCCGTTGTTGTGCCATTGCTTGAGCTCGTCGTACATGGGATGATTGACGGCCACTATGTGGTCACACAGTTTCGGATGATCTCTATAAATGGCGTTGCACCCCCATATGGTTCCATTGCCTTTCAATGTGTCTATGGGAAATATATTTCTTGATTCACCGTTGCCTATTACAAAAGCCGTGTCCATTAGACTGCAAATGATTCTCCACAACCGCATCCGGACTGTGCATTGGGATTTTCCACTGTGAATTGCGAACCAAACAGTTCTTCTTTCCAATCGATTTTTGTTCCAGCCACATACAGCATTGATGTTTCATCAACCACGAACCTGCCACCCTGCCATTCTAAAACTTCGTCATCCTTGCCAATTTCTTCTTTGCTGTCGATAAATCTCCATTCGTACTTGAATCCTGCACAGCCTCCGCCTTTGACTGCAAGGCTCACTGCGTACTTTTCGGGATTTTTAGACAACATCTTTGCCATCTGTGTCTTTGCTGATTCTGTTATATCAAACCATTTCATACTTGTAATTATATTAATTTTTTCCCATGTTTGCAAGTCCTACCGACAACCAGAACTTCATGGCCTCTTTTTTGCTGGCAAAACTCATGTATGCGTTTTGATCCTCCCAATTGTGCCATGCTGTGCTGTAAAGATCGGTCTGATCAAACCACCAACCCCACTTGTGTTTGCAATTTTTCTCACACCAGTCTATGCACTCGCCGGGAATGCCGTTGCTGTGCATGTCGATGTTGTACCTAAACTTTTTGTCGTAGCCGCAGTTGTCGGGTATTCCGTCACCGACTACTGGTATCTGTCCAAAAGTTTTAGTTTTTAAACCCAATTTTTTACCACCCATTCGTCTGCACATTCCATTGGGTTTGGTCTACCATGGAACACCGCGACTTTGTTTCCTGTTTCTATCTTGGCGGGAGTGCGGAAAAAAGAACGTCCGTCTTTGGTTAATAATTTTGTGTCTTTGAGTCCTATCATTTCCCATTTGTAACTTCTTATCCATTCATCAGGCCAATGGTTGATGTCTTGCTTGGCACGTTTTGTTATCCAATCTTGATCCCCATGATTCTGTTGCATTATCTGTGCTGACCTATCCTTGAATTCTGTCCATAGGTAGTCCAGCGTACCTGATTGCCAACGCATCACACTGGAATTGCTCAATGACCAAGTCTTGACTCTACATCTGTTGAAATCTCTTATTATTTGAAACTTGCCAGGATTGTGGTTAAACAATATATCGATGTTGTCAAATATCACAACATCAAGGTCAAAGAACAGAATGTTGCCCTTCACCGGCATCTCTGGTGCGAACATCCACAGTTTGCTCCACCATGACTTTATCCATGGATCGTTGGGCAGTCGGATGACATTGATGTCGGGATCAAGTCCTGTGGGATCATCGGTGAGACAATGGAATTGATATGGCACCGTGGTATGCCGCTTCACCATGCTGTTCAAAACATTGGCGTACTTGGCAATGTACTTGTTGCCCCATTTAACGCATATTACGTGATTCATATCCCTTCCTCAGTTCGTCTATTTGTATTTTTTTCCAGTGTTCACTATCGAGGGTGTATGGAAATTCATTTTCCCAACTCCTTGTTCCGATGGTGTGAATACTTTTGATATTTAAATTATTTTTCATTTCGTTGTAAACTTCAGTGAACGTTTTGTTTTGGAATGCCAACTTCATGTCTATCTGTCCAATCTTGATGTAACCCAGGGAAAGTTTCGGGTCTTCCCAATCGTAATTGTTGTCTGCAAGCCATTGCCTGAATTCGTCCATTTCTTTTTTCTTGAAACTGTCCTCTTCGGTGATGGTTTGTCCCCATTCGATGTCGAACTCACCCGAATAGTATTTTTGATGATTTATCTCACTGCACAATGCATCGGTCATGACCGGAGCATGTTCGTCCCTGAAAACTTCGTACAGTGTCTTGCCCACTTGGCTCCAGTGTAGGTAAACACCTCCCAACTCTCTGTCGTATCTATTCTGTTTGAAAAGTTCATAATCTTCTTCGTGCAAATCGTGTCTTGGAGCATTCAAGAAAGTGGTTATCTGACTGGGTCTGATCCATTCCGGATCAACAACGCTTTTCCTATAACTCAAAACCCAACTCTCGATCTCGTGACAAAGGTTGTTCAATTGCCTTATGGCATATTTTGTTTCTGTGTCTGCTTGTTTGTAGTATTCAGACAGTTGCCATGCCGTGCCCTGTAGTTCCTCGAAATATCTATGTAACAGGTTGCAGGCATCATGTTTCAACCTCAGTCCTGGTTTCTTGCTCTCATCACCATCCGGGCATAGTCCTGTAGGAAGGTTTGCACTGTATTGGAAATCGTCTGTCACGAAAGGGTGTATTTTTTCATAAGGTGGTTCAAATCTAAACGAATTTATTTGTGCTATATTGCGATTAAGTTCATCAACGAGATATGCTAAATCTCGATTGCTGTCTGCCCAACCCAAGAAACAAAAGTTTTTTTCTAATATCCTCTTTTTATGAAGATTATCTTTGAGGGCATCCAAGAACCTGTGTGCCAGGGGTGTGTCGTAAAGATGTATTCTTACCTGTTTGTTATTGTATTGTATGACAATGTTTTCGTAAAGCGTGTTACGTTCTTCTGTAGATGGCACTGTTCGCTCCGTGTTCTGCACATTCTACTTCAACAACATAACATCTATTATTGGTTGCCTCTCTTATCAATCCATCTGCATAGTTGAAGGCATGTTCGGCGAACTTTTCTGCACCCACACCATCGAAAGTAACAATATCAACTAGGTCCAGTTTTTCAAGTTCTCTGAATTTTTCAAGATGTGGATCGTTGATGTCCAACGCAGTCTTATGATCAAAGTGATCTTCAAGCCATTTCTTCAACGGCTTCAAGCCACCGAAGTCCACCGCCCAGTTCTTGTTGTCCAGTTCATCACAACCGAACGTGAATCTGAACTGTAGGCTGTAGCCGTGTAGTAGATGGCAGTGCGAATGATCGGCGTTGGGTTGTCTGAACACACAGGCCAAACCGATGTTGTGCCCGTAAGTTTTAGTTGAAAAGTATTTTGCCATTAGTGTAACCTCTTTTGTATGTCATTTATGTCTAATCCCAGTTCTTCGGATTTATTTCTGATGGCATCAGTTACTTCGTTGGGAACACCCAATTCTCCGTCGATGATGCTCTTTAAGAAATGCACGAACACCGTGAACTCCGGTTTCTGAGTTACAGTTTCTGGATCCACACCAAACTTTTGCATGGCGTCCAGCATTGCTTCTGTTGTGTCCACAAGTGCTTTGATGCTTTTGCTGTGTTTTTCAAAGTGTGTCATTATGTTATTATACTGGGTTTCTTGGGTGTTTGTATAGTGGAAAACACTCTGTTGTACTCGTCCGCGATCTTGTCATTGATATGTGCTATAGATGTAATTTTGTCTATAGCGATGTTGATCGGTTCGTCTTGTTTGGCAGTGGAGAAAAATGTACCAAAAGCCAGGCCCTGTGGACCTTGCATCAGTACAAGTGCTTTTTCGATACTGATGTATGAATCTGCTTTGCCTTTGTATTTTGCTATGACTTCTTCTCCTGAAGCCAGTTTAAGAGTGATAAGATCTCCATCTTTTTTATTTTCAAACATATATTAATATTATAAACTTTATTTAGATTTTGTCAATTGCTTGTTGATAAATTTTGCCATGCCATTATAAGTTTCTTGGAATACGTTTGCATGTTGTTTCCATTCCTTCGGCATCTCCCAATCCGGTGTGTTTACCACTATCCATCTCACATCTGGATCCGAATAGCCCATCAACTTATGGAATTGGTAAATCCAGTAACTAGGGTCAACAGGTCTTTTGATGTATTGATAACCTGTGCTATTGTGGTAGATATTGTTGACTTTGCCTTCCTCGATTGGAAATAGATCAAATCCCATCATGAATATGGCCTTGGGTTTAAATGTGAGACCCAACACGCCTGCGTATGGTCCTGTACCCCAGTGGAAAGGTTGATCCTGTCGTTTGTCTCCGCTGTACGGCAGTTCCGGCAATTTCCTTACATTGTTCCAATTTGCAAACTGATCTGACCAGTTGTCTCTGGTAAACACTGTGGTGCCTTTACCAACAGCGTTCACGGCCTGCTGGCACATATGCCTGTCGCAACACACTAGATATTCTGTCACGTAGTCCCTGTAGATTGCATTGCACCCGATAACGGTGCTGAACGATTTCATTGGTGATATGTCAAATCCTCGCCTTGATTCACCGTTGCCTATTATACTCACATACTTGGTCATAATGCTATTTAATCACCCCTTTAAACTGTTTTTAAGCGTCTTACAGCAATGGTAAAACTGTTCTTGGTTCAAATGTACGTGTCCTCTTTTTCCACGATCAAATGCCATACTGTTGCGTACTGATCCCATGCTTTTTGCAGTGTAGGATATTTTCTTCTCAGTGCTATGGCGTCTATTCCCACCATTTCCAATTCGTCATATGCTGTCAAACTGTCCTTGGCTTTTTGTGATTGTTCCACCAATTTGCGGTCACCATTTGGTAATTGCTCGTACACAGTTTCGCCACCATCAGGCGAAACAAATATTGGATTTACCATCCGCTTCTTGCGTGTAACTCTTCTACTTTTCTTTTTAACCATTCTCCGAGTTGTTCCTTTTTCTCTTTTTCATCTAGTTCAGATTGTAATTCCTTTAGGACAAGATAAAGTTGCCATTCTTTTGAATTAAGTGAATTATCGTCATCCATCAGTAATATTCCTTGTGGTCGGCTCCCGGGTGTGCATATCTCAATCCACCAGGTTTGTCAGCGTCTCCCTCGTGTCTTGGAATGAAATGAATGTGCGGCCACATAATGGTCTGACCGGCACATAAACCGATGTTCATGCCCAAATTAAATCCAGACATCTTTCCGTCCTTAACCCAGTTCTTACCACAGTAGTAGGCCAATCTGTAACTTTCTCCTATGGCATCTGGTGTATCCTGTTTGGGTATAAAAAGTGTGTGTCCCTTTACGCAAGGGTATTTGTCTTTAAAGACAGCAGTGTCTCTGTTTTCAAAAATCGGTGTGTCGTTGCCTAACCAAGTTGATTCTTCGTATTTGTCAATCTTCTCATAGGCTTTCTTGTAGGTAAGTTTTCGAGATGGCATTGGTTTCTATTACTCCTATACTTATGTTACTAGAATTTGGCCTGTGACGCAACCTAATTTCCCGCCAAAGTTTTGTTGGCATCACGCTGGGATTGTGTGCTTCCAAACCCAACAGTTGCACTATGGCTTTCCTAACCTTTTCCGCTGGCCCGTGCTTTTTACAGGTGTCCGATCTACCCACGTGAACAATTTTGTCTCCCACACGTATCTTGTATACACAGTTCAATCTAATCCATTTGGTTTTTGGGTTTTTGCTGTGCCTCAATCGCTTGCCTTGGAAGTAATAAAAATCTTGGATATTGTACCATTTGATCATGCTTGATCCATGTTTTCAAATAAAAGTTTTATATTTCCATTGATGGTATCTGGATTTTCATTTAAATCAAAGTTGCCATCCGCTTTCCGCTTTTTCTTGGGAAATGCAATGGTATGACTCAATAACTTTAAATTTAATTTTTGTTCTAATGACTTTGCCCAATCCAAGAAATATTTTTCCATGTCAGTCTTTAATCTATTGAAACCCAGTAATTGTGTGTCTCTGAACGAATAGAAAAAGTAACAGCCGGAGTTCATTAGAACTTTGTATTTTTCAAAATGTGCTTCTAATCCACTAGTGGTGGTCCATAAATCACCACGGAAATTGGTTATAATCAAGTTGTCATATTTTTTACCTACAGTGGCGAGATTATTCCTTGAGGCTATCACACAGTCTTTGTAAAAAGTTTTTACTATGGACTCACTTCCAATCACGTCAATATCAATTTCAGGAAAAACATCTTTCAAATAATAACCACAACTGTTGTAAATCGCTGTCTTGCCTTCTTTGCATTTTGTAAGTATCCTAGCATCGTCATCATAAACTACTTTTTTTTGTCTTTTGCGATTAATTAACCACAGGCCGTGTTTGGGGTTTCGTGTTCTAAATCTAAGATATTCTGTCCGTAGATCCTCTTTCTGATCATTGTTGATAAAATGTTCTATAATTTTCATGATATGAAAAAGTGCCTATCTGGTATTACCCAAGTGAACCAAGATCCGTCGTCGTCGTAATCTAAACTTAGATCTAAGATAGAATTATTAGGTAAACTTTTTTTAAGCCATTGTGTGATCGCTAGATTGGAATTATCTGCAAGTTTTTGGTCGTGATAAGAATTATCGATGTTTATGTAATATCTATTCAAGCACAGATATAATTTTGTGTTGCTGTCTAATATTTTTTTTATCTGATTGACTAATTCTTGGCAGGGGTATCTACTGAACTTTTGGTCTGTGATTATTGTCAATTCTGGATTGTGTTTTGTTTCTAATTCATTTAATTTTTTTAATATAAAATTATCTTTAATTGTTTTGATTTTCTTGAAGCCGTTTAGAAAAACAAAATCTTCTATCTGCTTTTCTCTTCTTATTTTGTATTCGTCTTTGAAATATTTCTTTTGAATATTTCCGAATGTTTTATGCCATTTGTATAAAGTGGAAATGTTTGCTTTTGAAACCTGATCAAAACTGATTTTCATAAGCCTATTTAATTTTTACATTTAACTGCTTGTAGACTTCCTGAACTTTTTTGGCTTGGTATATGCAATCCTGTAGAGCATTGTGGTGTCCCACTCGTTTGTTGTTGTCCCTCGGGACCAAACTGAACAGTGTTCTTGAGTCTCTGATCTGCCAGTAGTTCCATGGTTGTGGGTGTCCCAGTTGTGTGTAGATGTTTTGTAATATTGCGTAATCAAAAAGAGGACCCTGGCACCAGAACACATCAACGCCCACACACCATTTGTTTACTGCTTTAACCATGTCATCTAGTCCTATCCTGTCCTGATCGCTCAATGCTTCTTCCGATATTTCTTTAGGCTGTTGTGACCACCAGTCCAGTGTGTCCTGCATCACGTGCCTGTTCATGGCAGTTTGAGAGTCCACGTCCACACGGAAATACAGTTCATCATAAGGAGACATGGAGGAATGAGCATCAAACTTGACACCGCCAAAAGTCAGTATCACTGCTTCGGGATTGGTGCTGAGTGTTTCCAAATCTATCATTGCATGGATCATGCTAGAATTGTACTACAGAACTATGGTAATGTCAACTAGGCGCCAGTGGTAGGTCTTACCCATCCTTGGAATTCTTCTGTGGTTAAACACCAGATTTGTCCAGATGTATCCGGATATGTCTGTTGTGCGTAATTCGTGACCACAGCGGCCTGCTCCAGACATTCGTTTTCGGTGTCATACAGTGTCTGTTCGTAGATTGTCTGACAATCCATCCCCCAACAAATCATGACCACTAATATCCATTTCATACAAGTATTTAAGTGACCAAAAAAATCGTAATACGAGCACTTCATAAATACACACATATTATGGATTTCATAACTTTAATAAGAGACGTGGGTTTTCCGATAGCAGGCGCTATCGCGGCAGGTGCCTTTGTGTTCATCACATTGAAGTTCATCCTGGCTTCTGTCACTGGATCCGTCAACACACTCAAGGCCATCATTGGTGCACTGGACAACAGAGTACAGACCATGAACAATGATCTTGTGAAGATAGATGCACTTTTGAGTTATGTTTTAAAGATCAGACCAAACGCGGACAGGATAGCCGCCAACGAGGGCAAGGACGATGCTAGACGCGACTAACGATCTTGTGACAATAATCAAGGATTTTGGATTTCCTATAGTGGCCGCTATGGGTCTTGGATACTTTGTGTACTACATCTGGAAATGGGTCACAGAGGAGATCAAACCCGTGCTGGGAGATGCTAGTTCCACACTGATAAAATTAGTGGATCGTATCCGTATGCTGGACAACGACATGATAAGATTGAACACCAAACTGAGCATGGTATTGGAATACAAAGAAGAAATTATTAAATCTGGTCGTTCAGATGAACTGGATCAAATACTTGCCAAGTACAAATCTAAATCCGAAAGTTTTGATTCAACAGGCGACACTAAGAAATAGTGTAAACTTTTATCTTTTCCGTTTTGCCTTTTACAGTTATCTCATCAACATAGTCAAAAGTATAATTGTATTTTGCCCTTTTATAGGTTTCTTGGCC